TGGTCATCGTGGACGAAGCCAACGCGTACAAGAACCCAAGCACACGGCGCTGGAAGGCGCTGGCCTCGATCATCAAGCCTGAGACCTACCTGTGGATGATGACGGGCACGCCTGCTTCGCAGTCGCCTGTTGACGCCTACGGTTTGGCCAAGCTGGTGAACCCCGGCGGTGTGCCCAAGTTCTTCACGGCGTGGCGCGACAAGGTCATGAACAAGATCACCATGTTCAAGTGGGCACCCAAGGCCGAGGCGACCGCGACTGTCTACAACGCGTTGCAGCCAGCTATCCGGTTCACGAAGGCGCAGTGTCTTGACCTGCCCCCTGTCGTCACGGTGACACGCTTGGTGGACATGACGCCCCAGCAGAACAAGTACTACAAGATGCTCAAGGAACAGCTCTTGGTGCGTGCGGCGGGCGAGACGATCAGCGCAGTGAACGCAGGTGTGGCGGTGAACAAGCTGCTGCAAATCTCCTGCGGCGCGGCCTACACCGACGACAAAGAAGTTGTGGAGTTTGATTCAGCGCCACGTCTCAACGTGTTGGAGGAAATCTTGGAAGAGACATCGCGCAAGGTCATCATCTTCGCGCTGTTCCGCTCCAGCATTGACACCATCGTGACACATCTCACGAAGAAGGGCTACGCCGTTGATCAGATTCATGGTGACGTAAACGCTTCAAAGCGCGGGCGCATCATCAACGACTTCCAGACAACCGACAACATCCGCGCACTGGTCATGCAGCCAGCAGCAACGGCGCACGGCATTACCTTAACGGCAGCTGACACGGTGGTGTTCTATGGCCCGCTCATGAGCGTCGAGCAGTACATCCAGTGCATAGCACGAGCCGACCGTAAAGGTCAAGACTCCGACAAAGTTACTGTGGTTCACATCGAATCCAGCCCCATCGAGAAGAAGCTGTTCAGGGCAATGAATGGCAAAGTTTCTGACAACGCGTTGTTGGTTGGTCTTTTCGACAGTGAAATAAAAAATTCTTGAAGGAGGTGTTGCAAAAGCCAAAAACCCATGTAAAGTGTCAAACCTTCGACAAACAAAAACAGGAGTAGCAATGTCAGACTATGACGACGAAGTGCAGCAGTCACCCGAAGAAACTGCAAACGAATTGGCCGCCATCCCTATGGATAAGCTGGCCAAGGTTTACCGCAAGATGCAAGCTCGCATCCAAGAGTTAACAACCCAGTACGACTCTGAGATCGAGGACATCAAGCGCCAACAAGAGCAGGTCAAGAACGCGCTCAAAGATCAGATGCTCGTGATGGGCGTCAGTTCTGTGCGTACTGACAGTGGCACAGTGACGCTGTCCACCAAGACCCGCTACAACACCCAAGACTGGGACTCGTTCAAAGAGTTCATCAAAGAGCATGACGCCATCGACCTGTTGGAAAAGCGTATCGCGCAGACCAACATGAAGACCTTCCTTGAAGACAACCCCGGCGTTGTGCCTGCTGGCCTGAACTCAATGACCGAGTACACCATCTCCGTACGGAAACCAACCAAATGACAAAAGCAAAAACCCCAGACGCACCTGCAGCCGTCACCGACGTGCTGGCGCAGATCGACACTTAACCCAGCGACTCTCTTGAACTGAAGTCGTATTGGCAGCGCGAAGCAGCGCTGCGTTTTGCGCTCGACTTTCACAAAAACAACGGCGGTATGCTGACCCCTCCGCAACTCGTTGACCATGCCCGTATCTTTTCAACCTTCCTTCAAGGAGAAACCAAATGAATTTTGGAGAAGCAATCGCCGCCCTTCAGGCTGGCAAGAAAGTGGCCCGCGAGGGCTGGAACGGCAAGGGTATGTTCATCTTGCAGGCAGGCGGATACAGTGTGCACAAAGACGCGCTGCGCCCCAGCGGCCCCATCACCAAAGAGTTCCTTGAGAGCCGAGGTGTTGATGCAATGGTCATCCAACCACACTTCGACATGTGGACTGCGCAGAACCAATACCAAACAGGCTGGCTCGCCAGCCAATCCGATATGCAAGCCACCGACTGGGTGGTCGTTTAAACCAAGGAGAACCTCATGAGTAACGTAGCTATTTTCAATCCGGGCGCTGTCCCTGCCTTCGCCAAAGCCCGTGGCGAGTTGTCTGCAATGGCCAAAGCCCTCGCGGGTGGTGCTGGTTCAGGCAAGCGCGTGTCCATCAAAGGCGGTGTGTTCCGTCTGATTTCTGGCGGCAAAGAGATCGCTGCCATCGACGAGCGCTATCTGGACGTTGTGATCGTCAACGCTGCGCCCAAAGTGTCCCGCGTGTTCTATGCGAAGAAGTACGACGGCGAGACCCCTGCTGCACCTGATTGCTGGTCTGCTGACGGTGAAGTGCCGAGCGCAGACAGTGAAGCCAAGCAAGCCAGCAAGTGCTCGGAGTGCCCACAGAACATCGCAGGTTCTGGCCAAGGCAGCAGCCGCGCTTGCCGCTACCAACAACGTGTTGCTCTGGTCTTGGCCAACGACATGGAAGGCGATGTGCTGCAACTGGCGCTGCCCGCCACGTCGATCTTCGGCAAAGAAGACGGCGACAACCGCCCACTGCAAGCGTACGCCCGTTGGTTGGCTGCACAGAACATCGACCCCTCCGAGGTCGTGACACGCATGCGCTTCGACACCAAGTCCGAGTCGCCCAAGCTGTTCTTCAAAACCATGCGCTGGTTGACCGACGACGAGTACCCCACCATCAAGGAGCAAGGCGCTTCGGATGACGCCATCAAGGCGATCACCATGAGCGTGGCCAAGATGGACAACGTCACCAAACCGGTTGACCCCAGCATCGGCGGTGAGCGTCCAGCAGCAAGCCGTGCTGCCAAGGCCGCGCCTGCAGACGATGGCGAGGAAGAAGCCCCACCTCCAGCACCCAAGGCAAAAGCCAAGGCCAAGCCTGCACCCGTTGAGGCTGCAGCCGAAGAAGCTGAGGAGCCTGTCGTGCGCAAGGAAGAGAAGAAGCCCAGCGCAGTGCCAGCCGCCAAGGCCAGCCTCGCAGCGTCGATCGACGCATGGGATGACGAAGACTGATTGAACAGGGGGCTTCGGCCCCCTTCTACACATGGCCTACTCACCTCAAATCATCGCCACAGTCAAGAAAGCGCCGAAGACGTTGGGCAACCAACTCGGGCGCTGGGCTGTGCACCTCGACTTTCCTGTAACCAAGATCGCTGAGCTGACCGGGGCTTCCCGTCAGTCTGTGTACAACTGGTTCGCAGGCGGCGAGGTCTTCGTGGCGTACCGCCCAGCGGTCACCAACCTTCTCAAAATTTTACAATCGTCAGGCACTGCTGACGAGGCTTGGAGCAAAGCATGCAAAGCATTCGACCACAGAACCTGACCAACGAAGAACTGCTGCGCCACATCTACATCATGGGCTTCGACAAAGTGCCTTCTGAGTGGCTGCAAGTTCTCGTGGAGCGATTCGCCAACCTGCTGGACGACGGCAAGTAACACCCCAACCCAAGGATACCTATGACACCGCTGGAGTTCTTAGCGGCTGTTTTGCCGTCCCCGGGAAACGGGTTCTATTGCGCGGCAGAATTGAGCACAAAAAAGAAGGAGCACACCTATGCACAAAGCATCGAGGAGCTTGAGCCCCTCATAACCAAGTGGCACGGCGCCAGCCGGGACGTTTACTTTGCCTTGTCCACGTTCGCTGAGGCAGGCAAGCGCACAGCCGACAACGCGCAGTTCATCAAGGCGTTGTTCATCGACATGGACGGGTACGAGTCCAAGAAAGCCGCCGCACTGGCGCTGAACGCGTTTCTGGAAAAGACAGGTCTGGACGTGCTGGGCACGCCGTGGATCGTTGGCTCGGGCGGTGGGCTGCACTGCTACTGGCCGCTGGACAAAGAGTCGGACATCGTCTCTTGGAAACCTGTTGCTGAGAACTTCAAGCGCCTGTGCAAACAGGAAGGCTTGGCCATCGACATGACGGTGACGGCCGACTCAGCGCGGGTGCTGCGTGTACCGGGAACAACCAACTTCAAAGCCAAGTACGAGACCCCCCGCCCAGTCAAGCTGCTGAGCACGGGCGACATCTTTTCTTTGGAGAAGGTGGGAACAGTCATCAACTCTTTGTTGGCCCCCGAAAACGTAGCGCCAAAATTTGAAGCCATCCCCGGCCAGCGTCTAAAACGTGATCCCAACGCTACGCAAATCAAGCTGTTGCAAAACAGCGTCACGCTGTTCGAGAACATCCACGAGCGTACCGAAAATGGTACGGGCTG